ACAGCCTCGTCTCCAAGCGAGTTGTCCCAGCAGACGTTCTCGCCCGCTTGGATGACATCGAAGACGGCATCCTTTCCAAGGCCGGAGCCTCACAACTCATTGACGTGCTGAAGGGTCTTCCCTACCGTCAGGGTGGCGCAGCAGCCCCTCGCCCAGCCGTGCAGACGGTGGCTCCACAGCCGGTTCAGCAAGTCGCTGAGGGTCTGTACACGGTTCACGACGCTGAGGGACACGTCACTTTCCGGGTGCGCTCAGAGGCGTGGGCAGACGGCAAGGTGGTCATCTCCTACCTCACGGCAGTGGATGGTCGGCAGAAGTACAAGGGCTTCGGCTTCGTGACCCCTCAGGGCATCAAGGTCTGGGGTTCAGCACAGGACAAGCACCGCATCATCGCAGCAGCCCAGTTCCTCGTGACTGGCAGCACCGACGAGGCTCGGCAGAACTTCCTGAACCTCGCTGAGGCTCACGCTCTCTCGTCGGGCAACTGCCTCGCTTGCCTCCGCACCCTCACGGTGCCAGCGAGCATCCACCGTGGCCTCGGCCCAGACTGCGCTGCACGGCTCGGTCTGGTCTAGGCATCACCACCAGCCGGGAACCCCTGTCGAAGTTGGCAGGGGTTCTTTGGCTTTGGGTCTTGACGATGCCACAGCCTTAATGTAGGATTAGGGTATGGCAAAGCAAAAGAAGACCACACAGAGCGACGTGAACCTCATCCGTTCAGCACGGCGCAATGCCCACTTCGCCAACGGTGGGAGCCTCACCGAGTGGCGTGGGGGGAACGCAGTCACCATCCCCAACAAGAAGCGAGAGGCAAGCCGGAAGGCCTGCCGACAGAACAGGAGCGAGCAATGACCGATTCTTTCTACACCGGCAAGTGGCAGTCCATCGCCACCGTGAAGCCCAACAACCGCTACGGCTACCAAGTGGTCGCACCCAACGGCACCACCTACAAGCGCGGTGGGGACTTCAGCACGTTTGACGCAGCCATCAAAGCAGGCTGGGGAATCGTGGAGAAGTTTATGGCCAACTCCAAAATCAAGCACCGTGACTGGTGGCTCGCCCCACGAGTGGGCGACTGACCCAACTTGCATCACCACCGGTCAGAGACTAAAGTGGCCTACACCGATACCGATACCGAGGTGCCTCAATGTTGACCCAAGCGCAGATTGCCGTAGCCATCGAAGCAGAGGTTGAACGGATGGAAAGTCTTGTTGACGAAATCCGTGCAGCAGCCGTAACAACAGCAAAAGCCGAGGCCGACTTCAAGGTGCGCTTCTCGCGGGAACGCCTGCTCGCTCGCCACGATGCGTTCAGCAGAGGGGAGAAGTCCACCGTGGATGCCGTGGATGACATCGCCACGGTCAACACTGAAGACGAGCGATACGCCCACCTGCTTGCAGCCAACAACCTGTCAACCCTTAGAGAGGCCCTGCGCGCTGCACAGGCCCACATTGACGCACTGCGAACCCTTGCAGCCTCACACCGAATCACCGTCCCCTAGCCTGCTTCGCCAACTGGCGAGCATCTGCCCCCGGTGTTCCATCCACCATCGCAATCCTGAGTTAATCGAATCCTGCGCTCAGGTCAACGAGCCGTGCTGGAACCGATGCCCCATCTGCAACGAGAGGAACTAACCAATGGAAGAAGCAACTGTCATAACGTGCGCCTTTTGCGAATCCGAAATCAACCCCGATGAGGATTGGTACGGAATAGGCCGAGACGAGAACACCTACTGCGAGCAGTGCCACAGCGCAGACATTAACGAAGGCTCCACGCTGCTGCTGTTCACCCCCGGTGAGGAAGAACCAACCAAGGTCTTGGTCGGTTCGTGGTTCATCGTGGATGGCGAGAACTACGAGGAATGGACAACCCCCAAAATCACCTCGTACTGGAAGGCAACCAACGCCCATCGTGGCCACACGGAAACCTCAGTTGAGGGCTACACCGAAATCTTGTCCGGCTGGACTACCGGGATGCCCGACGAAACCGTGAGGCGTAAGGCCCTGTTCAACGACTGGGTGCAGGAGACGCTTCAGCACACGCCTGTCCCTGTGGCCTTGGCCTGCGAAACCACGAGCAACGTCTTTTCTACCGGTATCGGAATCTCGGTTCCTACCGAGCAAGTGGATGAGTTCAAGGCGTGGCTGGGCGAAGACCGGTTCAAGGAATTGCACGACTGGCTGGGATGAAATCACCTTGATGAACCCCCCTTACTTTTGGAAGGTCGTGTAGCCTTAGGGAAACCAACACGTTTGGAAGCCCAATGGAAAATCTCCCCATCGAATCCAGTGAAATCCGGTGCATCGCCCTAGAGGAAGGGCTGCGAGCAGGCATCTCGTTGGACAACCTGCGACTTGCGATGCTGAACCAAGCCGTGGAGTGGCTGGTGGAAATGACCGGACTGCCCAAGATGGAAGTGCGCCAACAATTGGCAGCCAACCGGGGTGGACAAGTGGCCAAGAACCTTGCTACAATTAACGCAGTTCGTTCTTTACTGAAGGATGAGCGTCAACCCAAGCAATAACAACCAAGATAGGAGAGGGTTCTATGCCCGCAAACATCACACTCATCGGCAACCTCACCCGTGACCCGGAATTAAAGGTCAGTCAGGGTGGGGTTTCTTACTTGCCGTTCTCCCTCGCGGTGAACAAGAACAAGAAGAACGCCAACGGAGAATGGGAAACCGAGGCTTCCTACTTCGACTGCACCGCGTTCAAGGAACTTGCTGAAAACATTGCAGGCTCCGTGACCAAGGGAACCCGGCTCGTCGTGACTGGCCGAGTTGAGCAGGAGAACTGGGAAGACAAGGAGACTGGAGCCAAGCGTTCCAAGTTGGTGGTCATCGTTGATGAAGTCGCCGCTTCCCTGAAGTACGCCAGCGCAGTTGTGACCAAGAACGAGCGCACCACCGATGGTGGAAACTCTGGCTACAACTCTGGCAGCAACACCACACGCACGTCGTTTGGCTCTAACCGAGCCGACAACCAGCGTTTTGAGGACGAGCCGTTCTAGTCCTTTGACCATTCGGGAGTGACCGTAAGGCACTTACCAGCAAAGCCACCCTTTCTTCGGACTGGGTGGTTTTTGCACGTCCGGGCAACTCCCTAGCACAACATTTCTAAATGTTGTATGTTTTGGAATGTGGATTTGCCTGAGCCAAACGACGATGACTTCGATAAGGACATCACGAACCCGTTCGCTGGCGATGAACCATCACCACTAACCCTCGCCTTTGTAGAGATGCAAGAAGCGTTCCAATCCTTGATGGATGCAGGGTTTACTGAAAACCAAGCCCTGAAGTTCTTGGCTTTCTGCTCAATCTACGAAGGGGACTTTTAGTTGGACGTGGACAGGAACTTGAAGGCCCAGTACGAGGACATTGACCTCATCTACTTGGACTTCGACCTTTACAGCGCAGTAAAGAGGCCAGATTGGACTGACGAAGCAGCCTGTCGCAGCGTTCCAAAGGCCGACCATATTGACCTGTTCTTCCCTGAGCGACACGAAACTCCGGGCGGGAAACACCTCATCCCGGCTCGGAAGTTCTGTCTTGCCTGCCCAGTGCGCTACAAATGTTTGGAAGTCGGAATTGACGAGCAGTTCGGTATCTGGGGCGGCCATTCACTGAGCCAACGCAGACGCATCGTGGCAGCAGTGAAATCCGGTAGTAGCCTTATAGAGGCTAGCCAAGCCATTGACGCACGGAGCAGGGATGCCAGATAATCCAAATCCAAACGACCCGCTTCCACAGGTAGATAACTTTAGCGAACTCGGTGCCACTGGTCTGTGGCGCACGGGTGGATTCGTCATTGACGATATCCTGCCTCAACTCCGAGGCCGACAGTCTCTCACTGCCTACCGGGATATGGCTGAAAACGACCCGATTATCGGGGCGATTCTCTTTGCCGTTGAGCGCGTCATTCTTCAGGTGGACTGGCGTGTAGACCCCTACAGCGACCCGACTGGCGAAACACCACTTGATACCGACAATGCTGCTGCCATCTTCGTACAGGAATGTATGGACGATATGTCCCATTCGTGGCACGAGTTGATGATTGCCATTGTGTCGTTTTTGACCTACGGCTGGTCGTACTTTGAAATCGTCTACAAGCAGCGCAAGGGGCCAGACCAGAAAGACCCCAGCCTGCGCTCCAAGTACAGCGACAACAAGGTTGGCTGGCGCAAGATTGCAATGCGAGCGCAAGACAGCCTTTGGCAGTGGCAGTTCGATGAATCCGGTGGTGTAAAAGCGATGATTCAACGTGACCCCACCACGGGTCGCCTGAACGTCATCCCCATTGAGAAGGCCCTACTGTTCCGTACGACTTCAGCA